TACCATCTGACTTGCATGTTTGAGTTTGTGAACATGCGGTTTGATATTAGTGTTTGGGTATGCTGCTCGTCGAGTCGCATCAATTCGTCCTGAAGTATTGCGTCCGACTCTTGGTCGGCGATGACGGCACGTTCCTGCTGTCCCTCGGCACGCAGGTAGTCTGCATAGGCACCGTGCGCCATGTACTCAAACCACTCAGCCGGGACGTCGCTGACCTCGCCACCACTGGTGCCGTAGGTATCGGCGAACTGCGCCTTGTAGGTGACCCACGCCGTTGCCGGGTTTAGATTGCCGCTCACGATGGTAGCACCTAGCGCAGTCACCATGAACTCGTATTCTTGCACGCTCGTTGTGAGGTACGGTTGTTGCTTCTGGATCCGTAGAAACGTGTCTATGGTGCTCAGTCCCGCCTCGGCATACGGAACGTAGCCCAGTGCCGGGCGAGCGGTACCAGTGCCCGTTCCTGCACCCGTAGCGACGAAATACTGACCGACAGTGTTTGACGTTGCACCGATCAACGTAAAGTTGGTGTTGCCAATTGCCGAAATGAAATACCCGGTGTTGGCGACCAGTGCCGTTGCCAAGATTGGGGTGGCGGACATGTAGCGTCCCTCTCCGACCTTCAGGAACCTCGTCCAGTAGTTGGATGCACGGTACGCTTTCTGTGCCCGGCGATTGATGAGTGCCTTGATGCGAGGCGTCTCTATGTTGGCGAACACTACACCGCACAGCGCTTGGACCAGTGCGAACAATTCGGTGTACGTGCGTGTTCTCATTAGATTTTGTTAACTGCCAGATCCGGCTCAAGCCTTTGAAAGTCTTTGACGAACTCACGGTCGTCCCAGCACTCGTTACCGTATTTTTGACCCATCAGCAAGTACTCCCGCTGGGGTATTTCTGCTAGTTTCCGCAATGTGCTCTTGCGGTTTATATCTTGACGATCTCGGTGGGCGATCATCGCGGCTTGTTTCTCGCGATACTTTGCCATCTCTTCGACGAACGCACGTCCCGAGCAAAGCTCGCGGACCAGTGCTGCATTCATCGCCGCTTCGGATATTGCGTCCATAAAATAAAAACCCGAGGAGCGGGATTGCTCCTACTCCCCGGGCTTGTGGTTTGTTAGGCTAGGTACTGAGCGGTGTCGATAATCTTGAGACCGATCACGACGACGCCAGTTGTTTCACCACCAGTTAGTGCAGCGGACGTCTTTGCGTACACTGGTACTGCCGTCGCGGTTGCGTTAACAGGCAATGACCCACCTTTGATAGTAGTATTTCCTGCGGTTTGCACGAACACGCTTCCGGTGTTGTTGAGCGGAGCAATGGCGGATGATCCACCGATTGTTCCTGCTGCCATCAACTCGGTTGGGGTTCCACTGGTCGTTCCGATTGACAAGGTCAATGTGGAGGTTGCGGTGAATCCTTCTGGACGTGCAATGGTGACCAGATCAAGGCATCCACCAGCAGGGATGGTTGCGATTTGATATGTTCCTGCTTGCAGTGCAGTCGTGTTTGCGAGGATGTCGTTGAACGACAAACGCACGAGGTCCGTGAACGGACTTTTCTCGTTATTTACTAATTTAGCCATGATGTTATTATTTTAATTGTTAGTGTTGCCGTTAATATTAAGGGAATGTGACGCCAGTTACTTTTCCGAATGCACCCGGATGCTTGACGCAAAGGGTTCCGGTCATGTCAACAAATCCACGAGGACCGCCACCTTGGTCTTCAAGGCGCTTTGATCCCATAGGGATGAGCGTGTTGAATGCAAGGTATTTCGGGTTGAGGAAATAGGCAGTTCCGGTAAGGGTGCATGCTGGATTTGCATTCACGATCTTGAGCATTCCAAAATCCGAGTCGTAAAGACTAACAGAAAGTGTGATGGTCTTGCTGGTTGCATCTTGCATGACGTTGTACACGTTTTCGTTACTGTTTCCATCATTGCGAGTGAAGTTGCTGATCGTGCGACGCACTGCGGTGCCTGCAACAAGTGTCAATGCATTCATTTCACCGTTTTGAGTGAAGATTGATGCAAGGATCGCGTTGAGTTTTGTCTCAGTAAGCGAGGTGTCAATTGATGCTGCTGGAGTGCGATATGCAGCAGGGATAGCAGTGTTGCCGTTGTTGATCCACGAACCAAGTCCGCGCATGCTGTACGGGGTTCCTGCACCGTTCTCGACCGAGTAGTCTTGGGTGCCCGAAATGGTTGCCTCTACATTTCTTTTGACTTGTTTAATGCTTTTTACTTCCGCCTGCGCGAAATCGGCGGGACCGACGCTACTGACAGCTTGTTGTAAATTACTAACAAGATAATCGTCTCGGAACGTCTGTACGTAATTCCCTAATCTAGCACGATTTGTGAATTGGTTAGTGAACGACGTGACGTCTGCACCTTCAGCAATGCCTGTCGTGACAGGTGTCGACAAGATGTCAACGGTCCATTCGGTGAACGTGCTGTTAGCCTTGCCCTTGGATGCCAAGCTGAGAAGTGGTGTCTGCTCAGGTGCGAGGATGGAAAGCTCAGTGCTGAGGTCCTCGCGATTTGAGACAGCGGATCCAGTACCTGTCTTAGCGGCAGGTGCGTTTGGTTGATATGTATTTGAAATAGCCATGATGGTGTTTGGTAAAAATTAACTCAAGCGTGCAACTCTAGCTGCAATCCAGTCTTCCTCGGAGTGAGAGTTTTGAAATTTTTGATTCAATTGATCGGCTGCCTTCTTTCCAGATTTAGCACTGCTCTTCGCGGCACCGACTCCAAATGGGGTCCCAGATACTTTTGACCGGGATGGTTCCACCGTCGTTGCGCGTTTTGCAAATTTTGCTGACCTCTGCATCGATTTAGCAGCATGTGCGAGGAGGTATGCCAGTTGCGGGGCAATGTCCGGAACACGTAATTTCACCTGAGCCACTAACGGGTCCGCCATCATCGCGTTGAACTGTTTTACCAACGGAGAATCCCCGTCGGAAAACTCAGGAATTTCCTGCGGAATCAAACCTGCCAAGTGCGACTCCAGTGCAGTCCGTTGCTCGCGTTTAACGAGTTCCTGTTGCTGTTCTGGAATGTGTTTGGCGAGAGACTCCCGTGCGTTCCTGTTTGCCGTCTTGATCTCACGTTTTGTGAATTCTCTGTCCCCGATAACAATAATGTCATCGAGAGCATAGTCTTCGTGCTCGTCCAAAATATGATCGGTGTCCTTGGCGACTTTTTGCATTTCGCCGATTTGTTTCTGTAACTCTTGCACCGAGTCGATTGCTCGAAACGGGTTCGTGTTGTCAGGTACAAAATCAACTGGTGGTTGTGCCTCCGACTGACTTTTCAATTGTTCCTCGAGGGCTTTTTTCTGAGCCGTCAACTCACCTACTCGGTGCAGCAAACGACTCTTGCCCTTTTTGGCTAGCTCTTGGATTTGCTCGACCGTTAGATCTAGCAGGTCAATTTCATCGCTTTCCTCCTCAGGTTCTTCTTCCGGAATCTCTTCCTCTTGATCGTCTTCGAGCTGATCGTCCTCGATCATTTCGTCGTCGTCCTCAAGGTTGTCGATTCCTTCTTCTTCGACTGGCTCGGTATGCGCCCCGATTCGTTGAGCTACAAGCTCTTCAAACGAGATATTATCTACCACTGATTGTGTAGCCTCAGCGTTGGCGTTGGATCGGTTACTCATAAATCACCATTTATCGCTAGGCGATAGCGTGCATCTGCTATGACGAAATATATGGCAGGTGTCAATTGCACCTATAAGCACATCACTGTCACTCGGGGTCTCCGCTGAGTAGATCTAACATTTCAGACAGTGTAGAAATGCTTCCGGTGATCTTCATCACCTCGTTGGAATCTGTGGCTTGACGAAGGTCGGTGAAGAACCTCTCACGTTCGTCTCGGATGAATGATACAATGACCTTGAACTCGTCACGGTCGGACAAGGTAGATATTGAATCAGCTAATGTAGGTTTAGGTATCTCGGTTGTCATCATCATCATCTTCTTCTTCGCCACTGAACAAATCAATGTCGTTTTTAATTTCGTGAACTATCATTTCCAGTGCGCCTATCAGGAAAAATGCATTCAAGTTGAACTCGTCAACTAGGTGGAAGATCCGCTTTCGGACCTCAGCCACAAATGCCTGTTCTTGGATCCGGCGGCGCATCTCATTTTCTCGATTTGGTGCCACTGCACTTCCACTTTTTTCGCGACAGATTGTTTGGTGAGTTCGGGTCACTCTTCCAGTCGCCTTTGATCTTGGCGGACCGAGCGCAATACGCATCCCCCTTCGACGTGCCCGGGGAGATGGTTGCACCCTTCTGACCGTACTTGACGGTCTTTTTTCGTCCGGTGTCTGGGTTGGTTACTACTTTTTTGAATTTCTTTTCCATCACTTCTTGGACGGTTTAGGTTTCGAGTGGGTCAGCTTCGTGTGATGCTTGGATCCAGCACTCATTTCTTTTTTGCGGTCTTGGCGGATTGTCTGAAGTCTTTTGCCGTTGGTGCATTTTTGCTGCCGGGCTTGTTCATCTTCTCGCCTGACCCGGCTTTGATGCGCTTCTGCTTTGCATTAATGTTAGAATACAGTCCTTGTTTCATGGTATTGTTATTGTTGCATGTTTTGCGTCGGCATGCCGCCCATGTCGGACGGTGCCGTGCCTATTTTTCCGATTTGCGCGTTCTGCGCTTGAGTCAATTGGAACTGGTACTGGTCGGCGTACTTTTGCAGGCGTTGACCAAATGCTTCGTCCGATGACGCACGGTTGGCAACGTCCGGTTGCTGCACGTATGCTTGCAGCATCTGCATGGCGATCTGTGCACCATTCGGGCGAGCAGGCATCTCGATGCCTGCATAGATTTTCGCGATGTCGTCGGTGACGTCTTTCATAACTTTTTGTTGTGCTTCCTCGGCGGGTTGCAGCACGTAGTCGGCAAACATCGGGTTTATGGCTTGTGCCGAGAATTCTAGCAGTTTGTCAGTATCCAATCGACCGTTGCGATCGAACTGCAACAAGCTGACCATATTTTTGAGTTGTGCCTCGGCGACCTCGGGATCGTTGCTTGTGGTATCAAATGATACCACAATCGAGAAATTCTCGTCGGGAGACCCCTTGGACATGATCTGTCCATTGGGGTTTCCGGTCACCTGAAAGAACACCTCGTCGGGTCCGAGACGTTGGAATAGTTTCCACGCCATCGTCAGCACCTCGCGAACGTGGTCGAGGTACTTGTTGATGTAAAACTGCTGCTTCATGGTCGCGAGCGGATTGTCGAGGTCTAGACCCACGGCACGGTCGGCTTGCACCTTCATCGCCATTTCGATCTCCATCGACCCAGTATCCATCGGGGGGATCGGACCAAATGCAATCTCTCCGAGTCGGCGATACGGCACCCGGCGTCCCGGTCCCCAGTCGCTGGGTGGTCGTCCAGCGGGGTGCATGATCGGCGGCAGGGTTGCAAGCGATGCCCGGTCGATGCGACTGTCCCGCTCGGTCTTGATCTGCATCTGAGACCCACGAAGTATCTCGGGAAAACTATCGACCTCGTACATCCGTTTCTGGTCGTGCGCGAGCCGGGTCACAACGAATGGATAGTCGTCCATGCCATTCATCAATTCATGCTTTGCGTACCCGTCTGTGGTTGGGTGAAAAACGGTGCAATAGATGCCCTCTGAGCCGTCTTCCTCGTCGATCAAGCGTTGGTATGCATAAACCACCATGACGAGTTCATTCTCATCCAAAACAGGCAATATCGACGACCGTTTGATTTTCTGACCGTCGTAGTACATCGAGTCGTTTCCTCGAAGATTCTCGATTGCATTATCTACCCAGTCCTCGTCCCATCCCTCGTTTGCCACTTTTTTCTCGAGTTCTTGTGCCGTCAAAAAGCACCTCCAAAATACCCACGGTGAGCGTTGTGGATCCGAGACGTATGACGGGAAAATGACTTCACCGTCGGGCGCACATGCGTAGGCGATTGGGCAATCGACCGACTGCCGCGGTGCCGGGATCTGAGTCTCTCCGGTCGTCCGCAATTCCTTGACGCACTTTTTCGCACGCTTGTCAGATAGCTTCGGGAATGCCTGTTGCAGAACATTGATGACAATGTCTTCGTTGTCCTCGTCGAGGATGATCTCGATCAGGTCCGGTGCCGACTGGGCGATCTCGTCGAGCGTCATCGGTTGGAGGTAGGTGCGTGACTCGCGTTTCCACCCGACGTAGGTTATCATTAGTCCTTTTTCTAGCAGGTAGTTTGCACCCTGCTCCATCTGGTTCTTGAAATCGGGGATGTACGACGACTTCATCCACTTAAGGAACGACGAGACCACCCCGGCGCGAGCCATCGATGCCATCGACGTCGGGAATGCCTTGATGTGAGACCTTTGCAGCGCCTGATCAAAGATCGAGATGTACGTGTTAATGCGCTCGCCGACTACGTTGACCTCTTGGTCGGACGCACCCTGCCACGGGAATGCCGTCGATCCCGATTTTCGCAGGTCTTGAGTCTTGCCGTCCCATATGTTTCGACGCTCGTTGAACGACCGAAGGCACGTATCGAAGTATTTGTCGAGGTCTGCCAGTGTCGTGTTGTATGCATTGCTCAACGACCCGATATCGGGTTCCTCGGATGCGTAAATCAGTTCCTCTCCCTCAGACAATTCATCCTGCATGCTACTCATTGGTTCAGTAATTTGTATCGGTTCTCGGCGACGTCTTCTGATCTAACAACGGTGATCGTGCGACCAACAGATTTCTCACGATACCTCGGATGAAAAACTTCGATCAATGCACCGTTGAGGTCTGCATACACATAATTCTTGTTCCTTGCAAGTCGCAGCACTCGCACAACGAATGTCTCTGGCTCAGTGGTAACATCCTTGTTAAGAACACTATTGATGATTTCTTCTGCCTTTTGTTTTTGTTTAATAGCCACCTGTTCCATATGTTGTTACGTTAATTTCAGAACCATCGACGTGATCGATGCCAGCAATAGCACAGTATCTCAGCGTGTCGATGGGATCTTTCCACGCTTCTTTTAACCCGCCGTCACCAGTATACTCGCTGAGTGCATGGATCGTGTTCTCGCATTCGTTCGATATGTAAAAATGCGGTCGGTTGACTCCATCGATGGGTTTCGATGTTTCCCAAGACATTTTCGAGATTAACGCCTGCAATCCATCCTCAATCTCCAGACCCGGCGCTGGGATGAAAACCATGCCATGCTCAGCGAGGTCTTCGATGATCGACGACGACCCGTCGGACGATTGGTATTTCGCAGCACCGAGGCGGGGGTCGATCAGGCGCTCGAATATTTCCTCGTCGCCTTCTAGATCTTTGATGATGTCGATGTAGTCGCGGATTCCGTACCCTTTGCCTTTCGCACCGTCGCCCGGCATCCATTTGCCATGTTTCCATTCTGCCCAGTCGCCCACATCAACGCCGGGGTACTCACGGTAGACCCAAAATGTTCCGGACGCATCGACTGCTATCCAGACCATCCACCAAGATTTGCTGCCTGCTGGATCCAGACACATATAACGGGTAATGTTATTGTTAGGAATTTTGTCGGGATCGATGACGTTGATTTCTTTGTTGAATCGCGGAAACTTTGTTGCATGAGATTTGACGGGCACCCCGTAGGCGCGGATCAGAATCTCTTCTCGTCCTCGTCCCATCAAGGTCTCCTTGATTCGTTCGTACCCACCGAACGGGTTGTCTTTACTGTGGAAATAGTGCACCGAAGCGTTTCGCTTTTTTGAGCGTTGGACGTATGGCACCAACTCTCCATTGAGTAGTTCCGCCTCTTTGCTTTCGATGGTAGTCGCACCGTCAAGGTATTCTTTGATGACCTCGGTGTAGCCATCGATTGGAGTGAATGTTAGAATTAGCTTGGCATCACGGGTAGCAATACGAAACCTCAGCGTATTGATCAACTCCGGTCCTAGTAGGTACTCGTCAAGCCAGACGCCGATATTGTGCCACTTGGGATCTCTGCTGCCAAGCTCGGCACCCTCCAAGATGGTTGGGTTGTTCTGGTACTGTGAGTAGGTTTTGAAGATGATCTGAGACCCGTTAGGAAGGATCAACGACGAGTCGGTGAATCCGTTCTTTTTTGTATAGGAGATGTAGGTGCCACTGGTTGTCTGTTTCATCCGCATCTCTGCTGGCAACCAGTCCCAGACGGCACTCTGTTGCTGCCGGATGCTGACCTCGGCAGTCTGGGCAAAGCAGAAGATCTCGGAGCCGGGGTTGAGCAGTGCCGCCCGAACGATGGTGTACGCGCCCCACTGCGTTTTGCCGCTGCGATTACCGCCAAGTGCCACAACCTCAGAGACTTGTGACAATTGCTCCTCGGCTTTTTCGCAGTGCGGCAGGCGGAATCCGAACCTGTACGGGTCACGCTCGGCATTTTCAATCGCCTCGTGGAAAACCAAATGAATGTTAACCAGTTCGTCTGGTTCCATCTCGACAATTTCCTCGTCAGTCGGAGGTTCGAGGATCGGATGTTTTTTCCAGATCATGCTGGGACGATTTCGACGTCGATTGCGGTGCCTCGGATTTTCTCGGCGATGCGTGCTTTTGCATCAAAGATCACCTTAGCTGCGTCCGAGATGGATGCACCTTTGCGATGCTCGATCACGACGCCTGCCATGCCCGAGAGTTGTGCCGCTTTGTCGGTCATAATGCCAACGGTCAGTGCCAGTTTGTCCGGCGATATCGTGACCAGTTGCTCGGGGTTCTCGGCAAGTTGGTCTGCCTTGTCAAATAGCAGGTCTGTGAATGTCTGGGCGGCTATAGCGTACTTCTGCGAGAATTCCTTTCGTTTCGTTTCGAGCGTGTCGGCATTCCGCCAGCACAGTCCGTTGATGGCGGTATAGCTGAGTCCTGTGCGCTTTGAGACTTGTTTGTTGCTGACTCCCTGCGCCTTCATCCAGAGGGCTATTGCTGCCGTTCTGGGCGCCATTGCTTCGATGCATTTGTACCCGGTTGCACTATCCTCGGACCGACGACGCACCTCGTCGAACCACTCTGGTGGTGGTTCAAGTTCAGGTTTCTGTTCGAGTTTACGAGGCACGGTTAATTAGGATTTTTAATTGATTTGATGATGTCGCTTTTTTCTTTGTCAGATAATTTTCTGCCAAGTCTGCGCTCACCTTCTTCAATCATTAATGCAATGATCTCATCCGAGTCATCCATGTCATCCGTAAAATCTCCGGGGAATGCGTTCATTTTTTTGTAAGACTAAAAACTCCGTTTTTCAATGTTAACCTAGTGATCTGGTCTCCTCCAGAAGTTCCTTCAACAAATGCTTCTGTAGAATTAACGAAATTTAAGAATTTGTCAATTGTTAGGTCTCCGATCTTATTGTTCTCTGTATTCTTCTTAATAAAGTTCTTGGTTATGTCCAGAGACGAATGTCCGACTGCTTCATTTTTAATTGCGTTCCATGACAACCAATGAAGTCCGCCGGGGTCTGCGTGATTGCCAAGAAGAGTTTTAAGTGCTGGCGAAGCATTAATTGCTGATTGAGAAACTCGATCCATTGCAGAATACAATGCCAAGCTAAACAAAGGAGATTTATTCTCGATTGTTCCGTAGTTTTTATAGATGCCAATTTTATCTACAGGAACATCTTTGTTTTTGCCTTCGTATTTAAAATACTCTCTAGCATTTTTTGCACCAGTAATTTTCATGGCATCATCCAGATACATGTCGACGAATCTCCATCTGTCTAACACGTTTCCTTTAATTCCAAATGTCAAACCAATGAAACTCTGAACTTTATTTTTGATTCCGGTTGCACCGTGCCCGAGCGTGTTGAATGCGTATCGCATTTTTACAGGGTCATCGTATTTGTAGACGTCAGAAACTTCTCCCCATTTCCCGTTGTGCTTACTGAGCATCAAATAGAAGCTATTGGCATTTGCTGTCGCGTTATTTCCCAACTTGCCGTAATCACCAACAGTTTTGCTTCTGGCATTTTGAACGACATTTTTCCATTGATCAGGAGACTGACTGTATGTGCCATTGATCGATTCTCCAATTTGAGTCATCACCTCTTTGTTGGTGATCATCCGCATCCATAGTGCTTCCTGCTGTAAAGGCGGAAGTTGTTTTGAAAGTGTTCCCCACAAGTGGTGAATTGCCGCGATTAATTCTGGAGGCCTTCCACCGATCAACTGACGCATTTCAACCACTGAATCAAGTCCGGACATCGCAGAGTCACGAATGCCTGCGACGGTCTTGTCTCCATGATATCCACCACTCAAAAGAGCAGCAAATGCGTCGGGATCTTTCAACATCATCTTGAGCGATGATGGCGGAATTAGCACGTCTCCGGTAACCCCCGCTTTCTTCATTGTTTCAGCGTACCCTTTGGGGTTCACAAATTTCTCTGGATTCGTTTCAATTTCTTTTATGGCAGATTCAATTTTAACCAATGCATCTTCGGTGTTGCGAATCGCATTTTGCTGGTCTCTTAATTCTTTTGGAGTTGTTAGTTTCGTGCTTTTTGCCAAAAACGCATTTTGAATCAAGTCTTGATTTTGTACTGCAAATTGTTTTGTCTTGATTACTTTTATGTTAGGAAGTGGAGTCAGATAGTTTCCTCTGGAAACTCTAACTGGTCCTTCCATTATTTTCCATTTTTCATCTTTGCCTTCTCTGGCAACAAATTTCGGCATGCTTTCGGTATTATCTGGAAGATCAAATTTTTTAATCTCAACATTTTTTCTAAGTTCTCCGAGGGATCCAAGAGGTGCTTGAATTCCTTTGTCCTCTGGATCAACAACCTCGGGCATGTATTGCTTTCTGTTCGCTATGGTGCCAATATTGGTATTGTCTTTTCTGAACGCAACTGCAACTGGTTTCCCATTCGCTTCATCAATCCATATGTTAATCGTCTCGAGTGCTGCCGAATTAGGTGGACCATATCTGCT